CTATTCAATTAATCTTGGTGGATATGACCACTTACACGAGTCACCAAAAGCTAAATGGAAATCCATTGAAGACGATTTTGAATATTTATACTTTACAGACGGAGAAGCACCAGACGGCTGGACAAAGGTTTCACATAAAACAGGCACAAGAAAAGACTCACGCTATTTAAAAATCAACTCACATCTACTGCCCCCACATGACATTTCAATCTATGTAGACGCCGCTTTTATATTTACTAAGTCACTAAAATGTATTTTGGAACAAATAGACTTAAAAGACATAGCACTTTCACCACACGGAAAGGACGATTGTGTTTACAAGCACGGAGTAACTTGTATTTATAACAAATTAGACGATGTGTATACAATTTTCAAGCAAGTGGGACGCTATGCTAACGAAGGAATGCCAGAGGGTTTAGGACTAACCGAAAACGGCTTTATTATTCGTAGAAATAATGGTATAATTAAAGAGTTAAACGAATTATGGTGGCAAGAATACCAACAAGGTAGCCAACGAGACCAGCTTTCCCTCCCTTATGCACTATGGAAAGTCAAACCAGACCTGACATTACTACCTTTCTCGTTAAGGGACAACAAATATTTAGCTAACTTTTGCGGACACAAATGATAACCAAAGAACAGTTTTTAAAACAAACCTCCCAGATTAACAAGAATTTTAAGACACGAAACTGGATAAACAATGAAGACCGCTGGCTTTATCACGAGCAGTCTATTAAATGGATAGAAGAACTAAAACCAAGTAAGATACTGGAGATAGGAGGGCTGGGAATTAAGTTGCACGAGAACAGCGACACACTAGACTATGAAAAAAGTGGCTGGCTTGTGAATAAGGATTGGACTTACAACCAAGACATAAACGAAGAACTTGACATTCCGCACTACGACATGATTATTGCTTTACGAGTTTATCATCACAGCAAGGATTTTAACAAGAACTTTAAAGAAGTCAGAAAGCACTGCGACGCTTTGATTCTGGCGTTACCAAAAGAATTTCCTATCATAGAACCAGCAACCCAAACCGTAGAATGTAAAGACTCTAATATATACTTATGGAAATAAAACTTGAATATATTTCAAAGGAAAAAGCACAGGACTTGGTGGAAACAGCACACGCCAAGCCGATAGACCCAACCAAAACTAAGGTCTATACAGCAATTATGAACGAGGGAGAGTGGGTAAATGCTGACCAGCATCACTTGTTTTCAAAAAAGCACTATGCTGTGCCTTTAATTTTTACCAAAGACGGTAGATTGTGGGAGGGAAAACATCGAATATTTGCGTTGGCAGAATCAGAAGCTAAAGGTTTTAAGTTTGTGTGTGTTCACGGGTGGGATGAAAAACGAGCCACAGAAGAATACCAGACAGGGGAAATGAAATATTGGAGGTGGGGATTTCTTGTCAACGCAATGTATAAATTAGCAATTAATGGATTTGAAACTACACAGCTATGATTATCGTATCTTATACAGGACAGAATTACAAAGCATGTGCCGACATCACTCATCCCACATGGAAAGCCGACAAGGTTTTAATATACACAGACACAGATGAGTTCGGAGAAAAGCTCTTTAAGCCAAGTGAAGACTTCAATGAATCGTGCCTAAGAAAAATCAAGGTCATTAAAAAGGCAATAGAAGAGAATCAAGGCGAGAATATCCTTTACATGGACACTGATGTAATGATGGTGGATAATATAGACGAAGTATTTGAACACGGATTTGATATAGTGTCAACAAGGATGGTAAAGCGACCAGACCGACCACAATATGAAGAAGTCAATGCTGGAGTATCATTCTGGAAAGCAACACCTGAAACACTGGCATTTTGTGAAGAGTGGTTACTACTAGAAAAGCAATACCGACCACGCACAACAATCCCATACCCAGAACAAAGAGCATTTAATGATTTACTGTATATGCACTATGATAACCGAAACGGGCTTAAAATCGGCAATGTATCAGAGAACATATATAACTTTGAAAGAGACGACACTAAGCAATTCATAGACGGGCTAAACACATACAAACCAAAGCTAATACACTTAAAAGGAAAGAGATGGCAAAATGAGTTTTGCTTGAACTATATGAGGGACAATGGTATAATTAAAGTATGAACAAAAGGCGTAAGGACTATTTAAAAGTAAAAAACATCAAGAACAACAACTTGCCTAAGAAGTACAGCCAAAAGTTGGGCAGACTAACACAGAAGATAGCTAGTAAAGAGATACAACATGAGTCAAGGTAAAGCATACACACCAGAACAAAAAGAGATGATTATAAAAAGTTTACAAGAATACTTGGAACTTGGCTTTTCTCGTAATAAGGCTTGTGATTTAATAGGTTTAGCACCACAAACACTTTGCAACTGGATTAAAAACGACGAAGCTCTTGGGATGAGAGTACATGGCTGGGAAAACGCTATAAATAAGGTTGCATTGTCTAATCTACTAGACGCTATCAACAAGGAAGCAGAAATGGATGACGCCAGAAAGGAAACTACTAAATGGTGGGTAGAAAGAAGAATGAGAGCAGACTTTGCTACTAAGGTAGAGAACGAAAACAACAACAACACTAAGCTAGAAATAACATTTGATAACGCATTTCATGATTCTACACCAGAAGCAGAAGAACATAGTGAAATCTAAAGCAAGGTTTAAGGTGGTCAGAGCAGGACGAAGAAGTGGGAAGTCTACTCTGGAAATCGAAGACATGTTGTTTTTTGCTATGGCTAAGGGCGATAGGAATGTATTTTATATTGCACCGACTCAACGCCAAGCCAGAAGTATTATATGGGAAGCACTTAAATCACGACTAGCAGGAATAGGAGAGATAAATGAATCACGACTAGAAGTTAAAGTACCAACAAGAGATGGTAAACACTCTTACATTTTTATAGCAGGATGGGAGAATCGTGAAAACTTTAGAGGAATGAAAGCTCACAAGGAAGTATTTGATGAGGTAGACACAATGAAGAACTTCTTTATAGGCTGGCAAGAGATATTTAGACCAGCACTTACTGATACAGGAGGTTGTGCTACTTTCATAGGAACACCCAAAGCAGAGAATCCTAACCTAAGAAGGCTAGAAAAGATGGCTGAAACTGATACTGATTACGAAGTCTTTCACTTTACAACTAACGACAATCCACATATACCACCAGAGGAACTGGTTAAGGCTAGACAAGAACTAGACCCCGATACATACAAGCAAGAGTTTCTAGCAGAATACTTAGACAACGCTGGCTCGCTGTTTAGATACGATTATCTGATTGATGTATTCACTAACACGGTTGAGAAGAAAGGAGAGAAGTATTTGTTAGTTGATGTTGCTGGTGATGGTGATGACAAGTCAATATTCTCTTTCTGGGAAGACCTAGAAGAATATCGCAGAGAAGAGTTTAAGGGATTGAACACAGAGGGTGTTATTAACAAGATTATCGAATACGCATCGCAAGACAAAATACCTTACTCTCACATAGCCGTTGATGGAATTGGAGAAGGTTCAGGAGTTGCTACTAATTCACGATTGAATGGGATTGTAAACTACAAAGGTTCTTTTTCTGCGATTAAGACCGATGAAGACATCACACGATTACCTAATGTTGGCTATACAAAAGAAGTCCCACTTGTGTCAGAGTATCGTAACCTTAGGAGTCAATGTTTGTTTACACTAGCTAGTCGAGTCAATGCACACAAGATTGCATCCAGAGTTGGTGGAGAGTTCAGAGAGAAGATTATTGAGGAGCTATCAACCTATCAAGACGCTTCAAAAGGTGATGGTAAAACATATGCAACACCAAAGGATGACATTAAAGCATTGATTGGTAGAAGCCCCGACCACTCGGACACTTGGATAATGAGAATGTATTTTGAGGTAGTGGCTAAGATTTCAACAGTACACAATCCCGAAGTCCACTCTAAATTACAAGACCAGTTTAGAAGAAACGAGAATGATTTCACTCTAAATAGCAGTCGTTAAACTCGTGGTATAATTAAAGAAATGAAAGACATTAAAACAAGTAGCGAAATAGGAAATTTAATAAGAAAGATGGAAACTGATTATACATCAGGAACTCCAGCCAAGATTTCAGAGTATGTTGAGTATGATATGTATGATGAGTTGAATCGTATAGACGCTTACGATAACTCAAAACACACTTCAGGCGATACAGACTCAAAAGGGCGTGAAAAACCGTTCATGAACGTGGTCAAGGCTGTGGTAAACATCTGGTATCGTGCTACCGATATCGACAGAAAGAATATAAGAATCTACTCTAACAAGGTATCAAACTATGTTGCATCTTTTGTGGCATCTATTTACTTGCAGGACTGGATGAAGAAAAGCCGATTTGGAAAGTTCCTAAACGACTGGGGACGCAAACTAGCTAAGTATGGTTCAGCTGTTGTGAAGTTTGTTGAAAAGGACGGAGAATTAAAAGCAATGGTTATTGATTGGCACAAGTTTATCTGTGACCCAATAGACTTTGACAACAACCCAAAGATTGAAGTGTTGGATTTAACCCCTGGACAGTTAAAAGAACGAGGCTATAACAAAGAAGTTGTGGAAGAACTATTAGATGATGTCGGAACTCGTAGAGACCTTAAAAAAGTTCAAAAGGATAACAGAGAGGGTTATATCCGAGTTTATGAATTGCACGGTAAGTTGCCACTTAACTTATTGACTGATGACGAAAGAGATGAAGACACTTATCAAGACATGATGATTGTTTATTCGTTTACTGGTTCAGAAGACGATGGTTACACAGACCACTTCCTATTCAGAGGTAAAGAAGCTCACAGTCCTTACATGTTGACTCACTTAATTGAAGACGATGGTAAAACACTTTCAACTGGTGCAGTTAAACAACTGTTTGAAACACAGTGGATGGTTAATCACTCAGTTAAAGCTATGAAAGACCAACTAGACTTGGCTTCAAAGTTAATCTTCCAAACATCTGATGAGAACTTTATTGGTAAGAACGCCATTACTGCGATTGAAACTGGTGACATTATGGTTCACGCAATGAATCAACCTTTGACTAAGATTAATAATGATGCTAGTGATATTGCTTCATTACAGAACTTCCAAAACATGTGGCAGGCTTCGGGTAATGAACAGACTGGTGCATCAGACGCAATGAGAGGATTAGCGGCTAAGTCAGGAACAGCTTGGAGACAAACAGAAGCTATCCTTCAAGAGAACCACTCATTATTTGAAGTGATGACCGAGAACAAAGGTCTACACCTAGAAGATATGTTGAGAGTTTATGTGTTGCCGTTTATTAAGAAGAGATTAAACAACGCAGAAGCTATTGTTGGAATCCTTGACTCTTACAACCTTGAGAAACTAGACAAGATGTATTTCAAAGCTAAGGCTCGCCAAATGTTAGAGGAGAAAGTCAAAGGTGAGATTAAGGATGCATTGTTACAAGGAGAGTTGCCAGACTTTATAGACATTGAAGGAGAGATGGCACAAAACGAACAAGAGCTTGAGGCTGGACTATCAGAACTAGGTAATGAACGATTTATCGTCCCTAGCGAAGTGCCAGACAAGACTTGGAAAGAGGTGTTTAAGGACTTAGAGTGGGAAGTTGATATTGATATTACAGGTGAGCAAAAAGACTTACAAGCACACCTAGCAACACTTAACAACCTATTCATTAACTTGATGCAAACAGGACAGACAGAAGACGGTCGCAAGGTGTTGAAGAAAATCCTTGAAATTACAGGAGCATTCTCACCACTTGAGTTGACTCAATTACAGGCTCAACCAGTACCAGAGCAAGCACCAACAGAAGCACCAGCACCAACAGAAGCTGAATAAGAGTTATTCGGTGAGGTTAATTATAAGATTAAATAACTATATATGGCAGAAAGAAAACAAATGAGATATTCCGAGCAGGAATTAGGTTACATTAAAAATACATTTAACAATGACGACACAATCATCGCATTACGAAAGAAATTGCTTGACTTCCCGTTAAGCGAAACAGAGGCGGTGTTAGTGGACTTCAAAGGCGAGATTGCAAAGGTGGTAAGTAAAACACTTAACCCTAAAATTGACCCTGAAGCACCCATTAACCAAGTGATTGACTTGTGGATGACTGTGCCGTTTAGTGATAAGACACCAGAAATGGCGATGATTCAATTCTTGGCTAGAGAAAAGGTGTTGAATTATGTAGACGCACGGTTAGCAGGTAAAAAGGTTAAATTCTCACAGTTTGATTTTGACAGTAAAAAGACAGCTGAAGACAACCTTGTAAACCAAACAGCACGAAACACTATCATTGCTCACGTTGAACAACAGCTTAACCAGTTCCGATTCTTAGCAGAGGTTGAGGATGAAACTATTGAGCAGTTAGAAGAAAGACTGAAAAAAGATAGTGCAAAATAGTGTGGTATAATTAAATTAATAATACAGTCGACAAAACGACTCTAAAAAATGAATAATAGACAAAACTATGTATAATGAAATTGAGAACAACGACTCAGAAAACGTTGAAGAAGAGGTAGAGGAGGTTCAAGATGATGTCCAAGAAGAAGAGGATGTCGAGGAGGAAGAAGATGACTCTATTGACGAGATAAAAGCCCGATTGGCTCAACTTGAAAAAGAGAACAAAACTTTAAAGATTCAAAAGCTAAAGTCAAAGGCTAAAAAACCAGAGGCACAGGCTGAATCTACTGAACTAACACAACACGACTTATATGCTTTAATGGCAAATAAAGTCCACGAGGAAGATATTGATGAGGTCGTAGCTTACGCTAGACTAAAGAATATCCCAGTCAAGGACGCTATTAAAAGTAATGTAGTCAAAACTATTTTGAGAGAGAGTGAAGAAGTGCGACAGACAGCTTCCGTATCTAATACGAAGACAAGCAGAAAAGCACCTCAAGAAAGAACAGCTGACCAAATACTACAAAAGATTCAGAAAGGCGAACTGCCTGACAATCCAGAAGACATGGTAAAAGCATTCGAGAAAATTCAAGGTATCTCAAGATAGTCATCGGTGGGATTTACAAACATTAATCCCAAATTACTATGGCTAATACAATTAGTACAAAGACATACAGAGATAAATATCGTTCAGCGATTTTAGACTCTCTATTGTCTAGAGCTTTGGTTTCAGAAGCAATTTTTGATAAAGATACATCTGGTTCAAAAACTATTCAAAACCCTTACGGCTCACAACCTTCAACAACTACACAAGCTATTGCAGGTACTTATAACATCGCAGAATACCAAACAACTGACGATACATTAACAGTTACAGACGAAATCGTTGTTGCAGAACACGTATTCGACTTCGAAGAGACTTTGACAAGATTTGACATGTTCACAAACAGAACTATGGAACAAGGTATGTCATTGGCTAGAGAAGCTGATAAATATGCTCTTAACGTCATTCTTGACGGAGCTAACGCATCTTACAGCACACCAGCTGGAGGATTCGGAACAGCAGCAAACATCAACGTGATAATGTCTAACATTGTTGGAAAACTTTCAGGATACTCTGATATGTACAAAGGAATCTTCCTAGTACTAGAAAACTCAGATGTACCAGGAGTTATTCAATCACAAATGGCTAGTGGATTCAGTTATGCAGACTCAGCTCTAAATAACGGTCTATTAACTAAACAAGGTGGAGTTGAAATCTATGTTACTAGAGACGCTACTTACGTAGACGCTACTATTGGAACAAAAACTGTTACAAACAGCGGACACAGACTAGCAGGTGTTAAGAAAGTTGCAACATTTGCAATGCCAGGAGGTTTCCACTTCGAAGAAAAAGGAGTATCAGGAAAAACTGGAATGGAAGTTGTTACTTATGCTTACATCGGAGCAAAAGCATGGGTTACAAAGAGAGATTTACTTATCGATATTACAATTGTAACTTCATAATAAATACCCCTTTTGGGGTTGGGGAGATGACCGCCCACCGAGTCGTCCCTCCAACTCCGAACAGGAAACATTATGTCATTAAACTACAATCAAATCATAGGGAGGATAGAACGAACTTGTGGATTTAACACAGGGGATATTACTAATAACGCACAAAGGAAAGCAGACTTCACTGATGCTATGAATGTAGCCTTAGACGAAGTTCACTCAATTATCTTTAACAAGGTAAACAACGGATGGCAGTTTGACGACAATAATCACACTAAATATCCAATTATCAAGGGCGACATCACACAAGGTCAAAGAGATTATGCTTTCACAACAGACGAGCAAGGAAATGTTATCTTGGACATTTTTAAAGTAATAATCTACGACGCAGATGGAATCGCCCACGAAATAGAGCAAGTAGACCGATTCTCAAAGAACTCAAACAATGTCAACCTAGACTCATTTAATACAACCAACACAGGAACACCAACTCGCTATGACTTACTAGGTAACGGTATTTTCTTGGATGTTATTCCTAACTATTCAAGAGAAGATTCGTTAGAAGTGTACATCTCAAGGGAAGGCTCATACTTTGCCACAACAGACTCCACAAAGAAGCCTGGCTTTGCTGGACTGTATCACGATTATCTAGTCTTGCGACCAGCTTACGAATACGCAAGAGATAAGGGGCTAGATAACGTGGAGAGATTGAAGCGTGACCTTAACGAAATGAGGCAGGCAATAGAAGCTCACTACGGCAATCGTGGTCGAGACATTAATAGAACATTAACCCCTAACAGGGAAAATAATAAATAATATGATAAACAATTTAACAGTAAAAGGACAATATACATTTGAAATCTTTGACACAGAAGGAAATCTTCGAGATTCTTGGAAATCAGAAAACTTAGTAGTAAATGGAGGTTTGGCTTTCATTACAGGATTGCTAGGTGGAACAGGAACAGTGCCAACATACATCGCACTAGGAACTGACGATACAGCAGTTGCAGGTGCTCAAACAACACTTGTAGCAGAAATCACAGACTCAGGACTAGCAAGAGCAACAGGAACAGTTTCACAAGAAACAACAACTGTAACAGACGACACTTTCCAAATTACAAAGACTTTCACAGCAACAGGTTCAAAGACTATTGAAGAAGTTGGTATTTTCAACGCCGCTTCAGCAGGAACTATGCTATCAAGAGCTTTGACAACAACAAAGGCAATCGATACAGATGAGAATATTGTCGTTACCTATCAGCTACAACTCGCTAACGCTTAATAATATGGCGAACATCAAACAGGCACTCAATACAGCTGGCACAGCAACCATAACCCTAGCTTCATTAGCTAACGGTTCAGGTCGTGGCTCAACTGCAATAGACAACTCAACAGGACTTTATATGTCAGCTGATATTCGAGTTACACTAACTACTTCTGCAACCTCAGCAACAGGTTACGCAGAAGTTTACCTAATTCGTTCAGAAGACGGAACTGGCTATGATGATTCATTTGCAGGTTCAGACGCAGCCTACACACCAGTGAACGCTTTGCTTCTAGGAACTATCGCAACACCAGCGACAGCTACTTATGTTAAAACTTTCGACACAGCAGAACTAGGCTTAACTCTACCAGCAAAATGGGCTATTGGAATTGTAAACAGAACAGGGAACGCTCTACACGCAACAGCAGGTAATCATTCAGTAACATACAGAGAAAAATATCTAACTGTCGCCTAGAACTGCTATGAGAAATACATCAGCATTTCAACCTAGAGGAACGACCAAAGCATACTACCCACTAAATGGAAACAGTAACGACTATTCAGGTAATACAAACACAGGAACAGGCACTGCAATCACCTACCCACAAGGAAGATTTGGACAGGGGGCGAGGTTTAATGGAGTACACCATACTGCAATAGGTTCAAACAGTCGTATTCAAATATCTCCAATAACATTTGGCACAGATTTTACTATAAGTGCTTGGTGTAAATTAGACACATCAGGAACAAC